CGCCGGCTTCCGGTTCAGATACCCGGTCCAATCGCCTTCCTTGCGGATGGATATTCCGCTTCCAGAAGTTGCGATGATGGGGTTTTCGCGCATGTATTCCGCCCAGACAGCTTGCGCGCCCTCAAGGGAGCCATACTTGCGTGCCCAGGCCTCATAGAAGTTCGCCCGCGTCTGCACCCGCTGCGCGCCCGCCGTCATTGCCGCCACGATGGCCTTGTTGCCTTCGGCGGTTTGCCCGAGGCCGGGGACGGCAGAACTAAACAGCGCCATCTCCCTGTCCGTGATTGCCCCTTTCGTCTTCTCGGTGAACGAAAGTTGCGCATCCGTGCCAAGAGACCGGAACGCGCCACGCGCGCCGCTGTCCCCCGGCAATATGCCGATCATATCGTCAACCCATCCATAAAGATTTCCGCCGACCCCTGTATACCCCAACTGCGGGGCGAGGACGCCCATCTGTTTCGCCGTGCTTTCCATTTGTGATGCTGCGGTCGCCGCGTCCTGCATTTCTTTGAGCGTGGTGGCGTCGTTTTCCGAAAGCTTCATGGCAAGCTTTCCGTCGTCGCGCGCAGTGCCGGTCGTAGATGCGTTCTGGCCGGGATACGCGCCGCCAGCGGCAGGCCCGCCATATTGGATTTGCGTCCCGTCAGCCGTGGTGACGCTGAACCCCTTGCCCTTCTTGGCCTGTTCGTATCCGATCCGGTCAAGCGGCTGCTGCCCGCGCGCCGTGGTTTCCTGCACATACCGCCCGTATTCGTCGGCGGGCTCAGGCCCCTTCGACGCCTTCAGCGCGTCCGCAACGCCCATGTAGGTGTAGGCGATGGCCTGCCGGTTGCCGAACTGCCCGACAAGATCGGTCGCGCCCATCTGCGTCACCAGCGCATCCCACTGTTCCGGCGATTGCGCGGCCATGCCAGCGGCCACGGCCTTCTCGATCTGCGCGGCCTGCGCCTGCGCCTCTTCCGCCGAAAGCGTGGCGGCGTAGCGTTCGGCTTCGCGCTTCGCCGCCTCTCGCCGCATCTGCATTTCTTCCGCGTCGAACGCCATGCTTTGCCGCGTCTGCTGAATGCCCATCGCCGCCTGAGGATCAAACCCGGCCAGCGCGTTCAGGGCGTTCTGATCGCCCGACAAGATCCCTGCCCAGTTCGTCGCCAGCATGTTCTGGTATTCCCGCTGGCGCTGCATTTCATTCCGGCGCTGCGCCAGTTGAAAGCCGCTGTCCATCGCGCCGAGAACGTTGACCGGCTGACCTTGCAGGATGATGGAAGGATCGAGTTCGGCCATTATGCGCGCCCCGTGGTGAATTTCCGGAATGACAGTTGATTGACAGGCATCATGAAGTCGGCCGGGTTGAGCCGGTTTTCAGCCGGTCGCCATTGTTCGGCCAAGGCGTTCTGACCGGGTTCCGCAGTGCCGCCGCGCCGATCCGCCAATGCGTTCTGCGGCGCGTAGCCAGCGAGAAGCGCCTCGGCCTTGGCCCGGTGCGGCCCCATCTGGTCGTTGACCTTGTCGGCCACGGTCCCGGGCGCACCGCCGTTGTTTGCGTCCGATGCCCCGTAGCGCCCCGGCCCGCCAGCGTTAACGACACTGTAGGCGTCAAGCATCCCCATCCCCGGACGCCAGCCATTGGCCCGGTAATAGCGCGCAATCGCCCCGTCTGCCCCGAGCTGCGACCCAAGCGGGTCGTTCCAGTCCACGCCGTATTCGCGTGCCTGCGGCTCGCCAAACTGGATCAGCCCCCGATGCTGGCCCCATTGCGTCGTCGGGCCTGCCTGCGAAGGGTCGAACGTCCCGCCCGTCTCATAGGAAATGATCGTGGCAAGATCGACCGGGTCCATCCCGAGGGCGTTTGCCGTCTCGACAATGCCAGCGGCCAGCCGGTTCATATCAATACCACGGGTTCGGTTGCGGACGCGGCGAAGACGTCATGCCGCCGCCGTTGAGGTTTTGCTGATAGTTCATGTAGCCAAGCACGTTCTGCAGCCCGCCGTTGAAGGCGTTGCCCATGCCGATTGCCCCAGCCGCAGAAGCGTTGCCACGGCTCGCCAGCGCACCTCCGACGCCAGCCCCCATGTTCGCCCCGGCGTTCGCCTGGTTGCCCGCTGCAGCCACGCCGGTATCCGTCATGCCCGCCAGCCGGGCGAGGTAGTTGGTATACTCCCCCGTGGCGTAGTCCTGCCCGTATTTCAGGATGTCCCGCATGGCCGCGCCGGAATACAGCCCGCCCCTCGCCGCCGCCGATGACTGGATCGCGTCCAAGCCTTGATTGAGGCGGAAATCATAGCCCGGCGTCTTGGTATAGCCGCCGTATTCCGTCCCGCCCGTCTTGTTGGCGTTGGCATATGCCTGCGCCGCGTCCATCGTGTCGAAAATCTGGCCGTTGACGCTGTAGCGTGTCGGCGTTCCGGGGGTTTGCGACGATGCTGGCGGCTGACGCCTGTCTTGGTTGCCCTGAGGCGGGAAGCCCACCCCGCCCCCGCTGGAAAATCGCGGATCGCCAAGCGTCGTCGGGCCTTTGCCCTCAATCGTCGTGATCGTGGGCGCGGTGCCGCCGAACGTCGGGCGCGGGCCGATGCCGAGTTCGTAATTGTAAGCCGCCAGCGCGTTCGTGCCGCTGTCGTAGAACGGCTGAAACCGCTCCGTCGTGTCGTTGTAGATATCACGGTAAAGCTGCACCTGCTGATCGGATGCAGCCTTCTGGGCCTTTGCCGCCTTGTTGGCCGCAGATGCCTGCCCGATGCCGCCAAGAACAGACGCGCCAATGCCAGCGGTGATCGGATCAATCCCCATTTCGCCACCCACTCATGATGATGTCGTAATCGCCCAGAGGCATCCTGCCGTCCTCGACAAAGCCGCAACGGAGGGCAAATGCCCAAGCCGCGCGCAGGTTTGAGGGCGTCCAGCCAATGAGGCGTTTCGGTTGCTTTTCAGTCCAGAATTCGCGCAGCAGAAGCCTGCCGCTTTCGACGGCTCGGCCCCACCCTTCCGGCTTTACCGCCATGTGCACCATCCAGACGCCGGGATGCGGTGCCATGTGGGCCACTCCGCACACATGCCCGTGCGCCCAATACTCGAACGGCTCCCCCGGAAGCGTGTCAGGGGTGATGCCGAAAACCTGCTGGCTCGGATGCGCGAAGAACCCCCGCGCCTCGTCAACCGTGATCTTCACGCCCCCAACAGCCTTTGCGCCGTCAGATCGTCAACCAACGCCTTCACCCGCTCTGCAAGCTGCGCCGTGGTCACCGTAGCCGTGTCGAACGTCGCCCGGCTGGCCGTCCCCGTGGGGGCAACCCATCCCGTCGCCGTGTCGCGGTGCATGTCGGCCAGCAGCCTATACCCCTCGGGCGTCAGCCGCCCATTCTGGTCAACGTAGACCTGTTTTGTATTCGGTGCGCTCATGCCAGCCTCACCCGCGCGTCGGAATACAGCAGAGCGTCAACAGGATCGGAAATCCGCACCTTCGCCGTGATCTGCCGATGCCGCCCAAGCGCACGCCAGATCAGCCGCTTGCCGTAAGCCCCGATAGCCCCGAACCCGATGGTCCGGCCCTTGCCCCAGGTTTCCCCGCCGTCGCTCGATATGAAGAATTCCAGAACAGGTTCGCGGCCTGCGTCCTGCCGACCGACGGGCGCGAAGAATTCCAGTTCCGCCAGCGTCGTCCGTCCGCCGTCGGCATAAACCGTCGCGCTGATTGCCTCCCTGACCAGCGGCGTTGCCTCGTCGGTGTAGATTTCCGCAAGCTTGCTGATGTCGCCGTTGTTGCGCCCGACGAACCAATCCGCGCCAAGCTTGGCCGACGCCGTCACGCCCCACGGCTCATGCATGACGTTTTCCGAACGCTCGTGCCACTCCCGCGTTGCCAGATCGAACACCCACGCCGGGCGGTCATCAAACACGATGGCGCAGAATTTATGCCCGCGATCCTCGTAATAGATGCACTTCGATGGGCTGCTGTCCTTGATGGCAGACACGACGCCCGGCATGGAAACAACCTCGAAATCCGCCCCCGAAGTCACGCGGACCAGATCATCGTCACCGACGAAGAACGCCCCGCCGTTGAAGGTGCAAACCAAGCCGAACGCCTTCAGCCCGGTATCCTTCGCCGCCCCGGCCATCTGCGCGAACGCGTCCGCCCCGGAAAGCCCCGTCTCATACCAGATTTCCGTCGACGCCGTGCCAAACAGCCATACGGCCCCGTTGATCGCCACCACCCGCAACAGATCGTCGTCGCGCTCCGTCGCGGATGCGAAGTTCAGCCCCGGAAGGCTTGTCGCATCTGCCAGCGCCGACCATTCGAACCGCTTTCCGTTTCGTTCGGAAATGATCGTATAGCTGCTGACGTGATCCACCGACCCGTGATCGGTGATCGCCCCGACGGCGGGGCTGGTCAGTGTCGCCCCGTTCCAGACGTAATACGATCCCCCGGCAACAACCGTGACATAGCCATCATGACCGGCAATCGTGGTTTCCTCGCTGTCGGTGATCGCCCCGAGGTTCACCGCCGCGCCGGTCGTGATCCGGTAGAGATACCCGCCACAGGCCACATACAGCGCGCCGTCAATCGTCCGCATCGCCCGCATGAAGACGCTCGGCAGCGTTTCGTGAAGCTGCATCCCCGGAACCGCCTGCAAGACGGCCCGCGTCCTGCCCCCGGCCATGACCGGTTCGCGGTAGCAGTTGATCAGCCTGCCGCTATGCCCGATCCGGTTGCGGTCATCCCGCACCGAAGGACCGGCGAATTCCACCATCGGCATCAGATCACCGAGCGGCGGACAAGTTCACGGTCGAGCGGGACCGTCTCGATGATCATGTAATCTGCCTGCATCCGGCGCAGGAACGCATCGGCGTCGAAACCGACAGGCACAGCCCAATCGGGGGCCAGCCGGGACGCCAGAAGATAAACGATGCCCTCGCGGAACTTCGCTTCCATCGGGAAATCATCGGCAAGCGTCAGGTCGAGCGAAGACGGGCTGATGCCGTCGAGTTCAAACCCGGCCATCATGTCGTTGAAGGCGTCAAGGCCAACTGCGGCCTGATCGGATGTCATCGCGTCGTCGTGCGCAACAACGCCGATCTTGCGATAAGCCCGATGGATGATGTCCTGAACAGTTGCCATCGCCGCCCCCAAATGGAAAAGGCGGGGCCATGACAGCCCCGCCCGTTGTCGTTACGAGGTCTGGCGCAGGCCGCGCCGGGGGTCGAGAACCTCATTCCCCCACAGCACGTCAAAGCGCATGTTCTGCGCCAGCGTGTTGCCGTCGACCCATTCCGATACCGACACAACCACCTTGTTGCCGCGCTTGGTCGACGTTTTCAGGCCAGCGTTAGCCGGAATGTCGAGCGGGCGCGAAACCAGCGTGATCGCCATCGGGTCAAGCAACAGGCCCTGCTTGTAACCCGTGCCGCCCGTGCCGGTCTTGACGGTGATGGCTGCGTTGTCAGCCGGTGCCGCCGTGACGGTCTGGAACGCGCCCGAGATGATGATCGGGGGCGAAATCGTCAGCGCAGCCGGGCCGGTCGCCGCGCCCGAGTCCGCATCCGCCAGAACCGTGAACGTCTGGAGCCGACCGGTCGATGCCTTGGTGCCGGGGTGGACAGAGTTCACGCCGGCGATGGTGAACACGTCGCCAGCTTTCAGAATGCCGGTGGTGGAGTTCGTCCAGCCATCGGTGTTCAGGGTTTGCGACCAGGTGTTCTTCGCGGTGGCATAGGTCACGCTTTGCGAAGCGCCGTTGACCAGCGGGGTGCCGGTTGCCACGCCGACAGTATGCGTCGGAATGAAGGCGGTAGTGTAGTTGTCAAACCCGCCGATCATGCCGAGGGACGCCTTTTCCAGCGCCGTCTTGTTCCGGCCCTGCACGTTCAGGGCGGCAACCGCCGACGAAATCTTCGCGCCGGTCGTGGGCGAGAGGAAGCCGAGACGCCCGCCGACAGGAATGCCAACGTCGGTCATGTAGGCCCCGGCCTCGGCCAGTTCCAGCACCGTGCTCGGCGCGGTTCCGGGAGTGCCGGTGAAGTGGTAGAATTTCGAGTAGAGCGCCGCAATCGACGTCTCGATCTTCTCGGCCGCGCGCCGGGCCATCGGCAGGATGACCTGTTCCGACCAGCGGTCGAAAGACAACGACCGATCCAGCGCGCCGACGCTGACCTTGTTCGACCACGTCTTGTTCATCGAAACAGCGACCGTGCCTTCGGTCACGTCTTCGGTGTAGGACGTCAGGTCGATGTTGTTGTCCTGGCCGAGATACTGCATCTGGCGGCGGACGTAGACGGTCGAGCCGTTCATCTTGAATTCGTCCGACAGGTCAACGCCAACGGCGCTGCCGAGAACGAGTTCCTGTTCCAGCAGGTGCACGAATTCCTGTGCCACCTGGGTAGGCGTATAGAACGAGTTTGCCATTTTTCACCCTTTCAGAGCGTGAATGTGCCGCCCTTCGCCCGCCATTCGGCATACTCGGTTGCCGTCATCTTGGTCGGGTCGCTCACCGCTGCCGCCTGTGGTCGGACGGGGTTGATCGGTGCGGGGGCCGTAGTTGTGGTTTTTGGCCGGGGCGCGGAAAGCGTGGCCTCGATACGGCCGATTGCCCGCCACATGTCCCGGTCGCTCATGGCTGAAATCTCGCGCGCCAGCGCCCTGTCGCTTGCGATCCGGTAGGCAACATCAGCCGGTGTGTCGGTCGACATGATCGCCTGCGCCATCCGTTCCGAAATCGGCACGTCCTGCGAATAGACGACTTGATCGAAGTCCGAATACCGGCCCTTCGCCTCGGCAACCTGCTGCGTCCAGTTTGCCCGATCCGCCGCAGCCTGCCGTTCCTTGACCGCCGCAACGTCCCTGCGGCGCGCCTCGATTTCTGCCTGGATTTCCGCCTCGGTGCGGCCGTCCAGCGCCTTGACGCTGGCGTAAGCCGTCCGTGCCGCAAGATAATCCTCGTATTTCTCGAAATCGGCTTCCTTGGGTTCCGGCAGCGCCGCCGCCGCCGATTTCAGCCGTTCCAGCCTTGCCGTTTCCGCCGCAAGCCGCGCCGTCGCGTCGGCCTCGCTCGCCCGAAGCCGGTCAAGTTCAGCCTTGCGTTCCTCCCGCCGCTTTTGCGAACGGGTCTTTTCCTCGACCTGTTCAGGGGTATGCTCCGCCTCGGGGGCTTCCGTCACCTGTTCAGTCGATACGACTTCCTCTTCGGCTGCCGCTGCGGCTGCCGTTTCAAGATCGTCCATTGCTTTTCCCTTGGTTAGCCCACGAAGGGCGGTTGCCCGCCGAACGGCGGCATCGGTTGCCTCATGGCAGCCAATCTCATTTGCGCCTCAGCCGCTTCCATCTCGGCCTTTGCCGCGTCGGCCTCGGCCTTTCGGGCCTTGGCCTCTTCCTGCCGCAGTTGCAGGGCTTCCATCGCCTGCGCGGCCTGCATCTGCCGCGCCTGCATGGCCTGCTGCTGTTGCTGTGCCATTTGCTGCGCCTGCATGGCCTGCGGGTCGTCGTCTTGTTCGACAACCCCGGGCGGTAGTGCCTTTTTCAGGCGTTCCGCGATCTTGTCGGCATCAGGCCACTCCTGCGCCTTGGCGATAAGATCGCCCGTCAGAGCCGCCGCCTGCGGAACGGCCTGCACGAATGCCATCATGCCCTCTGCGCTTTCCTGCCGCCGCGTCGAATAGGTCGGCCCGACGCTGACGCGGACGGCATATTTTCCGGCCTGCATGTCGTTTTCGACCATCGGACCCATTTCGGTCATCAGGACGCGGTTGATCGCCACAACCTTTTCAGCGTCGTCATCGCCAAGAATGCGGATAACGCGCTCGGTGTCGTAAATCCTCGGGATCATGGACACGATCACGCGGCCAGCCTGCTCGACGGCCTTGACCACGTTGTCGGCATAGATCGACGTTCCGTTCTGGCTTTCCTGCTTGCGCGCCTCGATGGCAACGCCGCTTGTTTCGTTGGACCTGTTGCCGAGAGAGGCATCGTAAATCCCGGTAGTCCGCTTCATGTCCTCTGCGGCAAGCTGGATTTCTTGCAGAAGCCCCGCTGACGGCATCGGCGGCGCGGCACGTTGCGGCGCACCGGCCTTTTCGTCGGCGTTGTAGGGCAGATACGGGCGGTTGGCGCTATTGGCCTGCGCCCAGAACGTTTCAAACCCCGAAACCTGTTTGGCCGTGACGAGATACGGCGCTTTGGGCTGCAGCGCGACAACCTCGGCGTGAGCCGACCGGGACAGGTTGTAAAGCCGTTGCGGGTCTTTGGCGTAGCGGATGACCGACGAACGGTATACCTCATCGCCAAGGTGGATTTCCTCGCCCGTCACGGCGATGACGGGGATGAAGTCGCCCGGGAATTCCTGCGGGCCTTCCAGCACATCCTTGCCGCTGATCTTGGCCCACATGATCTTCGGCTTGCGGACCTTGCGCGACCGCGCGGCCTTGAGGCCGGGGGGGACGTTTTCAACAACCTGACCGCTCTCAAGCTGCCAGATCGTCCTTTCCTCGTATTCCTTCCAGAAATACTCCGCGACAACCACCCCATCGGCAGCAAACCATTGCAGGCCGGGGCTGCTGTTGTTCGGCACGTCATCGGCCGATTTGTCGGGATAGGCTTCCTTGAAGGCTTCCCTATCCATCAACTCGGTTACGAAACAATATTCCGCGTCCCGGCGCGACGGCTCACGCGCGAACGGGTCGAAATACACCGAGAACGGGTTGTGGATACGTTCAATCAGGATTTCCTGATCAAAGGTATCCCCGGCGCAGTAATCAGCGCGGATGCGGAATGCCCCGAAACCGCCAGCGGCGGCTTGTTCTCCAGCACTTTCATACACACTGGCCGCGCCGGACGAATGTTCGATCTGGCGCACGAGGCCTTCATAGATTTCCGCCGTCTCGACCGATGAATGCCCATCGGCCGGGGAAACCTTGATGGCCGGGTTCATCGACCGGATTTGCCCCGTGACCTGACGGACGAACTGGGGCAGGCCGTTGATGGTCAGGCACGGGCGACCCTCGGCCTCGCGCTCGGCTTTCGCCGCCTCATCCCATTGCCGACGGCCAATGAGCGTCTCTAGGTCATCTATCGACCGCTCGCGGTTGCGAAAGTCGGCGTCATACGCATCCTGAGCCCGCTTTCGGGCGGCTGCGATAATGTCTTCATCTGTCATTATAGCATCCATCCGCCAGCAACGCGCGGGATTTCAAACCGCGACACGTCGGGAACCCGATCAACCATGCCGGGGAACAACTCGGTGAACGCCCACACCATCGCATCTAGTCTGTCGGGCGACCCCGGCCCCTCGTATCCATGCACCGTCATCTGCGTCATCTGCGTTTCCAGATCGGGGAATGCCCCGGCATGAACAATCCGCCCCTGTTCATACAGCGCCGCAATCGGCTCGGCCCGGACGTGCTTGCCGCGTGACGCGCGGACCTCGATGATGTTGACGTTCGGGTCGACCGACCGCAGCACATGAGACACCATGTCGCCGCCCTGGTTTACCTCAACCACGATCCCGTCAGCCCCGTAGGACCGATACAGAGACACGGCACGCCGCGCCCATTCGGCAGGCGTTCCTTTCAGGCTGGCATCCTCGATCATCACGCCGCGCTGCCCATCAAGGCCCGCAACGATGATGCCGTGCTCGTCGCTGTCAGGGTTGTTCGTCGCAGCCGGGTCAACAGACACAACCACGCGCCCGCAATCCGGCGCTTCACGAAGTCGGTGTGCGTCGAGAGACGACATGGACCACAGCGCGCCCGGCATGTCGCCAAGGATTTCCGCCTCAAGTTCCTGCCGCCCTAGCCGCGTGCCCTCGTATTTCTCTTTCAGCCGCGCCAGAGCCGACGGGGCAAGGTTCGCGGCGTTGTCCATCGTCCGGCCGCGCGTGACGTGGCTGCGCGGGTCTGAGACAAGATGCTTGATCAACTGCGTCGGCTTTGGCGTCGTCGTCACCACCGCTTGCGGATGCTGGCCGAGGCGCAGGCC